AAGTTACCCTGCCACAACTGCGGATACGACAAACACGTTGAGCTATGTCACATAAGGTCGTTATCGTCTTTTCCTGATACTGCTCTATTGTCTGAAGTAAACTCAGAAAAAAATGTAGTACAATTATGTAGGAACTGTCACTGGGAATTTGATAAAGGAATACTGAAATTGGACGTATAGCTTAACTGCACAAAGCACCAATCTTCTAAATTGGCATATGAGAGTTGGAATCTCTCTACGTCCACAAATTTTAAGTCCAATCGGGGGTACTTTCTATAAAAACAAATCAATATGATACACATTATCACACCCTGTCATAGACCTGAGAACCTAGATACAATTAAGCAGTCTATACCTGAAAGTTGTAACTGGGTTATAGTTTATGATAAACTTATGGAAGACCATCCAGACATAGATGGAGCTGTAGTAATGCGATCAGGTATGACTGGTTCGTTCGGAGCCCACAATAGAAACCACGCCCTAGAGAACTATCCGTTCCAAGATGAGGACTGGGTAGCATTTATGGACAGCGATAACATCGTACATCCTGAATGGTATCAATCTATAAAACCTCATCTAGATAAAGATTTTGCTATGATAACCTGGGGACAGGTTGTAAAAAGTGGGGAAAAACGTCTCGGTCCTGTGACAATCCCGCAAGTAGGCAACATCGACTCAGCCTCGTATATCGTCAAGTGGAAGTACGCAAAGCAGTTCCGCTGGTCAGAGAACTATACCCACGATGGTGAGTATGCTGAGGAGGTATCTAAGCAGGGACCTGTCTTGGCACTTAACAAGTACCTTGCGTACTACAATTATATTGAGTAATGGGAACAGAGGGTGGAAAGTTTATCAAGGAATCATACGACGAAGAGAATGACTGGTCAATAGAGCACTTCTCACGCATTCTACATATGAAAGGGTATGAAGTTCTCAATAAACCAAAAGAAGACTACAGGGTCGACCTGACAGCCTTTAAGGACGGAAGGGAAACATACTACGAAGTTGAGGTAAAGAAAGGTTATCCTTTCACTAACCAGGAAGACTTCAAGTTCCCTACTGTCTCTTTCCTCGCAAGAAAAAAGAAGTGGGCAGAGATTGGATTCTGGTACGTTGTGATCTGTAAGGAGACTTTAAGTATGGTTATGTGCCATAGTGATGAGATCTTCAAGGATGAATATAGGGTACATAGAAACGTAAGTACCTCACAAAGAAAAGGTTCTGATATTATGTACCACGTGCCCAAAGAGAAGTGCACATTTATTACTTGGAATTACTTGACAGAAGCGTGATAAGTGTTATCTTCGCAACCCTTTAACCGAAAACAAAAAACACTTATGGGATTATTTACAGAACGGGTGGCCTACAAACCGTTCGAGTACGACACGTACTATACTGAAGGATGGCTGAAACAGGCACAAGCCTTCTGGCTTCATACAGAGATCCCAATGCAGAACGACTTGAAGGACTTTAGAGAGAATCTGTCGGACGCTGAAAGGCACCTTGTAGGAAACATTCTCCTTGGCTTTGCCCAAACAGAGTGTGCCGTAGGTGACTACTGGACAGGTATGGTTACCAAGTGGTTCCCGAAGCACGAGATTCGTCAGATGGCGATGATGTTCGGATCGCAGGAAACCATCCACGCAGCAGCATACAGCTATCTTAACGACACACTTGGCTTGGATGACTACGAGGCATTCCTACACGATGACGTTATGCGCTCTCGCTTTGACAGACTTGTGGAAGTATCTCACGAATACACTCCAGAACAGCTTCTCGTGGACTCTGCTGCACGTAAAGACGTTGCTCGGTCTATTGCCATCTTCTCAGCATTTGCAGAAGGCGTAGCCCTCTATTCGTCTTTCGCAGTCCTATATTCTTTTCAGATGCGTAATCTGTTGAAGGGTATCGGACAGCAGATGAAGTGGTCAGTACGTGACGAGTCTCTGCATAGCCGTATGGGAGTACACCTTTTTAACCATATGTGCGATGAGTATCCAGGACTTAGAGAGGATGTCAAGATGGACGTCTACAAGGCAGCAGAGATTACAGTTGAGATGGAACACAGGTTCATTGACAAAATCTTTGAGCAGGGAGATTTAGAGAACCTGACAGCCTACGATATGCTGTACTTCATCAACTATCGTGCTAACTCCAAACTGCGAGAGATGGGATACGATGATGCCTTCAACGTGAACAACGACACTGTTGAACGTATGGAGTGGTTCGACCACTTGACATCGGGCGTAACACACACTGACTTCTTTGCAATGCGCCCAACAGACTACAGTAAAGCAAATGAAGGAGAAGATTTTGAATCAATATGGTAATGAAAAACTACGGAGAACAATTTGGATGGGTAGTCAGTGTTGACTTCCCAGAATGGGGTAACACTGAGGTCTATGTAAAGACCATCAGTAAAGGTTACCTAATCGGTAACGAAACCCCTAAAGACGCATACGTGCGGGTGGCACGTGCCGCAGCAGGACGTTTGAAGCGATCTGACCTAGAACAGAAGTTCTTTAACATCATCTGGAACAACTGGCTTGGCTTGGCTACACCTGTACTTGCCAATATGGGTACAGATCGTGGACTGCCCATCTCTTGCTTCGGCATTGATGTAGGGGACAGCATTCAGGAGATTGGTTCCAAGAACCTTGAGATGATGCTGTTGGCTAAGCACGGTGGTGGTGTAGGAATCGGTATGAACCTAATCCGACCTGCTGGTACGCCTATTGCCAACGGAGAGGGTACTACTGATGGCGTGGTTCCATTCTGTAAAATCTACGACAGCTCTATCCTTGCCACATCACAGGGCAATGTGCGTAGAGGTGCTGCGTCTATCAACTTAAACATTGAGCACGATGATTTCTACGACTGGTTGGAAATACGTGAGCCAAAAGGTGATGTTAACCGCCAGTCCCTGAACCTGCACCAATGCGTAGTTGTTGGTGACAAGTTTATGCGTAAGCTGGAGGAAGGAGACGAAGATGCACGTAAGCGTTGGTCCAAGGTATTGCAGAAGCGCAAGGCTACAGGAGAGCCATATATTATGTACCGTGGTAACGTGAACAAGCAGAATCCAGAGATGTACAAGAAGAACGGATTGAAGGTCTTTATGACCAACATCTGTTCCGAGATTACTCTGTACACGGACGAGGCGCACAGCTTCGTATGCTGCCTATCTTCTATGAATCTGGCTAAGTACGACGAGTGGTGCAACACAGATGCTGTATACCTCGCTACGATGTTCTTAGACGGCGTTATGGAGGAGTTTATACAGAAGGCTAAGGGTATGCGTGGCTTTGAGAATTCAGTGCGTTCTGCGGAGCGTGGACGTGCCCTAGGACTCGGTGTACTTGGGTGGCACACCTACCTACAACAGCGTGGTCTTCCGTTTGAGGGTATGGCTGCTGAGTTTGAGACAAGACGTGTATTCTCTCACATCTCGATGGAGGCAGAGCGGGCAAGTCGTGATATGGCACGTACCTATGGAGAACCTTTGTGGTGCCGAGGTTTCGGTATGCGTAACACACACCTTACCGCAATCGCTCCTACAGTATCTAACTCTAAGCTGTCAGGTAACGTCTCTGCTGGAATTGAGCCTTGGGCTGCTAATGTTTTCACAGAGCAGTCTGCGAAGGGGACGTTCATCCGAAAGAACCCAGAGCTTGAGCGTGTGTTTAAAAAGATCGGGCTAGGCAAAGAAGCTTGGGACCAAATCCTCGCAGATGGTGGATCGGTTCAGGGAATTGAAGAGTTGGACAACTGGGCTTTCGTTAGCGGGAAGTTGACACACCTTAACGACATCGGTCAGTTTGAGACTGCTGACAAGGTTAAAGATGTGTTCAAGACGTTCAAGGAAATTAATCAGTTGGAACTTGTTCGCCTTGCTGCTGTACGCCAACGCTACATCAGTCAATCACAATCACTTAATCTTGCCTTCCCATCCGAGGCAACACCCAAGTGGATCAACCAGGTCCATATGGAAGCGTGGAAGGGCGGAATCAAAACGTTGTACTATATGCGAACAGAGTCTGTTCTGCGTGGCGATATTGCCGCACGTGCTATGGATCCAACCTGTCAGTCTTGCGATGGTTAATGTGATGTATATTATATTTCACACTAAATTTACAGTATGGAATACATATACAAAATAATCAATAAGTATACGGGTCGCATCTACATTGGTGCGACCCGTAACTTTAAAAAAAGAAAAAGAGATCACTTGCTTGAATTGAAATCTGGGAGACATAAAAACATATTAATGCAAAGAGATTGTAATAAATATGGAATAGATGGATTTTCTTTTGATATTATATTAGAAAACGAGGATTGCTTCTCTGTAGAGCAGGATTACATAAATAAATTTGGAACATATAATATAGCAAGAGGCGGTATAGGTGGTGATGTATTTAACAATTTACCAACTTATAGACAAGAGGAAATAAGGGATAAAGTTAGAACCCGAAACAATAAAAGATATACAGACCCAGACGAAAAAAAGAAATGCAATGCTTTTCCAGATTGGTTATCAGATGAAGACAGGGAGGCAAGATTAAAGATATGGTCAGAGTGCAAAAAGGGACCAAATAACGGGAGGTTTAAGCACGACAAGAGGGTCCTGCAAATCGATAAAGACACAGGCGATGTACTAAATACCTGGCCTTATGCAAGAATGCTAAAAGAACACGGCTTTAATCCGAGATATGTAATATATTGTTGTAACAAAGAAAAATCATACGCCACTCACAAAGGATATGCGTGGCGCTGGGAAGACGAGCTGTGATGGATAAACTTGCAACACTTCTCACCACACTCGGTGGGACGTATCTCGCAGTAGTTAGGTTTGAGAGGGGGGACGTATGTCCCCCTTTCTTTTTTATCCCTGTCCAATATATGCCTTCTTGTAATTACTTGCGTTCTTACTTTTAGACATCTTTGTTTTTGCGTGTACGCCTTTGCGTCTCCTCTTAGGTTTGGGAACGAAGGCTGTTCCCTCTTTCGCTTTTGCCATATTAGTTTAGTTGACCGTATAGAATGTATCTCTCTTCTTCTTTGTTATAGTACTTCTTGATCACGCTCTTAGCACTTGAAATCATATCTCTGTTTCCGTATAGGTTCCCGTAGCGAACGATTGCCTCATACTGTTGCTTGAGCATATCAACGTCTGCAAATCTGTTGTCACGGCTAGCTCCAGAAAGATTTGTGAATTGCTCTTCTTTCTTAACACCTTCAGCAGCACCAACAGCATTGAAGTAAAACTGTTGCCCCATATTGTACTGATAGTCACGGATAATAGAACGCTTAACTAGATTCTCTCCAGCTAACATCCAGAAATTCTCTCCTGTCTGTTCAGCCTTGTATCCGGCATCACGAAGAGAGGAGTATAGGAATGGAGGAACTACGAACTCCTTACTAAGATATTTCAATGTCTTGAGTGACTTGATAGCAGCGCCATCGTAAGACTCAAACATATCACGACCATACTGATCTTTACCCTTGCCTAAATTGGTAACTGAGTTTACGACCATATTGAATTTGATGGCATCTCCGAACACTTTCATAACTTCAGAGACATCTCCCTTGGAGCCGTTTACAATAATGGAGCTTATCTCTCCATACGTATCTTCCATAGTTAGGTCGTATACAGAAATGTTGCCATTGGCATCTGCACTTTTAGTGATTAGGTTATCTCCAGACATCCAGTTAGGGCGCAGCATCTTAACGTCTTCCGTCTCATCATCTTCAAATCCAAGTGCGGATTCAATCATAGAAGGTAGCAAGTAAGAAGCTCCCATAGCTGCTGCAACACCCATAAGCTTGGTAGCACCAGTTCTTGCATACTCGTTGCGCTGTACAGAATCAAGATTCTTGTCCATTGCCTTCTTGATGTCGTCATTTGCTGTCTTTACGATCATAGAAAGAGAACGAACAGCTTCAATCTTAAACGATAAGAAGTCACCAAATGGAGTCTTTGCAAGAGTTCTGTAGAATGGTGGAAGTCTAGAGAATGTAGGCGTAGTCTGCTTAACTTCTTCTGCCGCAGTCTTACGCACCTTTTCTTGCTGTGATTGATCAAGGCTGTCGTATTCAGCACCAAACAACTTTTTGGCAAATGAGTCACGCTTAGTTCTATAGATTACCATCTTAGTGTAATCATCAATAGAAGAATATCTTTCAGCCACCTTCTTGTCGATGCTTTTCATCCTACTCCAGGTCTTGTCCACAAGGGTGTAGTCGCCACGTAGAATACCACTATACATTGCGTCAACGCCATTAATTATGTTTGCTTTGACATCAGTACCAATAAGACCGTATTGAGCCATCTCGTCAAGGATTGCAGTCATTTCAACGGTTTCTTTCCCGTTAACTGTAAATGCTGCACGATTAGCCAGGTCTGTAATGAACTGAGGATTTAATATCCCATTAGCCATAATGATCTGCCAACCACCAGTGATGTTTTTTCTCCAAGTCGATAAGTTGTAAATAACCTTACTCTTTCTGGCTAACTTAAGAGTATTAAAGTATCCCTGCATAAACGCATTATCAGATGCGTATATATCTTCATTGTTGATAACATCAAAGATTTCAACAGGAATCCACATACCATTAAGTGGAGAGTACTCATCCCTAACTTGCTTGTATAGACCAGACTCCTTATCTTCCTTGGCGATAACGTCATCAGAGATAAAGAAGTCATTGCCGAAAGCATTAGCCATCTTAGCTGCCATCTCACCCTTATACAGAATGTTATTAAGCGCAATAGCTGTATCTATGAAGCGAATCTCTGGGTCTTTTTCAACACCAAGCAAATCCTGGATGTAAAATGGGATGTCCTTACGTTGCTTGAAAGATTCTCCTGGGATTTTAATCTGTCCAGCGCTAACAACACCCATACTCTTGTACTTAGGTGCACTACGAATCTTCTCAATCTCACGAACGTAGTCCAAGATTTGCTTCTGAGCTTCGTTGAACAACTGCTCCTTGCTGTCGTTCATTATCTTATCTACTTCCTGCGGCATCAAGTCTTCCTTCAACAGCGTCTGAAGTTTACGTGCACGAAGCAAGTCGTATACGTGCTCAGATGCAGTACGGATAGCAGCGTCTGTAACCTTGAATTTTTTATCCTTCCAGAATCTGTATGAAGTCTTAAGGTATGTACCCATATTGCCAAGGATTACTTCCTTAAGCTCACGGTTCATAGCTGCAAATGCAGGTCCGTTTACAATCTGTCCAGACATCTGGTCGATCAAAGCTCTCATCTCGGTAGCGGAGTCTAAGATTTTGCTTCCGTTCTTCAAATCTTCTATGGCGGAAATGTTATCTACGTTTGGACCAGCCAAGTACTCAGTAACAAGTGCTGCGCCTTCTGCGTTACCCTTCAATAGATCCTGAAGCCTCTCTGCCATTTTGCGAATTTTCAGATTCTGTCTGCTGATCATAGAGTCTTTAGTCTCCTTCATCTTAAGAACTTCCATTTGCTCTGGAGTTCTAAATAGAGAAGAATACACAGAAGCCTTTATTTTGTCCATAGTACCGGGCTTGATGTTTCCACCATCCTTGTAGTACTGATCAGCAGCTTCTTGTGCGGCATCTGAAGCCTGTGTAGACTTGGAACTTCTGTACATAAAGTCTGTAGCAGGAATGTCTTTCAGATCTTCTCCTGTATAGATTCTACGCTCGTTGCTATCTCTGTATTCCTTAGTAGCCTCAACATCGTACTCAAGGTCAACCTGAGACTCTCCACGAGTAGGTAGACCCATACTTCCCCAAGCGGCTACCATCATAAGGTATCCGTTCTCTTTAGCAACTTCTCCAATAAATGCAGCCTGTGCGTCAGAAGGGAAGCTAAACTTGTGAAGGTCTTTCTCAACAGTAAGACCGTAAGCCTCTCCAGTAGGATACAGACTTAATACAAATCTCTTGTGAGCTTCATCATAGAAACCCATAGGGTCTGCATTGAAAGGATATACCTTGTCCTTTGGTACCAATACAACGTATGGCTTCCTCCCGAATGTCTGCACCATAGGCTCAGATTCACCTCTGCGTGTATAGTACATAGATACTGGCTTATAGTATCTCTTATCGCTAGTGTACTTGTTTTTTCCAAAGAAGCTACCCTTAATTGCGGGTCCTTCAATGTTACCGTAGTGAAAGAACGCAAAGTTGCCCTTACCGTCATCATTCAGAGCATATCCACCACTCTCTTCCAAGATTTCAATGATAGCCTCCTTCTTGGTCTTTGCTTTTTTTAAGCCTTTTTCCAGGGGTGGGCTTTTCTTGTCGTCATACGTAGTAGAAACACCAAATACCTCGTTGTTGCTATCTCTAAATACAGAGTAGTAATTGTTATCCTCGCTTGTATAGTCTACATCAAATGAGTTCTTGCCACGGACCCGTGGGTTGTAAAAGTCGCTGTAGATGAGGCCATCAGAGTGGGCAACAGATTCTTGATTGAAGTCTTTACGGAATGCGTCAGCGTCTTCAAAGGTCATATACGGAACAAAGAAGCTGTTCTCCTTGTTATCGTACATACCATATATAGACGTGTAATTGTATCCTCTGCTAGAAAGCCAAACTTTGGCATCTTTCATATAAGCCTCATTCTCGCTATCTGTAGACTTAGTATTGTTTGGATTCTCAGCTGTTAGAAAGGCGTATGTTCCTGAGTTGATAATCTTCTCAATCTCTGACTTCTTGCGTGTTGCTATAGACAGTGATGATAATTCACTTACATCAAACCCTTTCTTGTCGTAGTTAAGTTTAGAGCTACGTGATGATAAGTTGTCCAATCGGACAACAGCCTGATCAGCTGGCATACGACCATCATCTTGAGTTGTAGCACTTACGATGAATTTAGCCTTAGTTACTGCTGGGATATTACGAAGACCTAGGTAAAGTTGGTACTTGTTAACATCACCACCTACAGATTCAAGTG